TATTGTAGTAGTGCGTTTCACTACTTGTTTCTGTCGTTCTTGACAGCTCCGATGCGCCTGCGAACTCTTCCGGCGTACCGGTTGTAAAATTTTCTACTGTATCTTCTGTTACTTCGGCTATCACTAAATCGGTGATACCTCTAAACTCTCTGATAATCATTATTTAATTTCCTCCGTATAATAAATTTCTATCATTTTTCCTGTATGAGTTTTCGTTCCACTGTCTGCATCCATTCCCGCCACCGTTATTAAGAATCTGTTTTCTTTTAGTTTAGCGACGATTTCTTTCATAACGTTTTCTACCAGTGCGGGATTTACACTATAGAAGTAAACCCAAAAGCCATATGATATAAAAGTTGCTTTGTTGTTATAGTGCCGTATTTCTTCTGTGTCAAAATTCCAAAAGGTAAAGAAAGATTCGGGATATTCATCATATTCCGACATACTACCTTGCAGATATGCAGGATAACCCATTGTTTCTAAAATTTCGATTAATTTTTCTTTCAAAACATCACCCCGTTATACACTTTCTGAACTCTTTTTCTTGCAATTCCGCTATTTCTTTTTTGGTTTTAGCTCCGTAAATTGCATTGTATAACTTTCTGTCCGGTTTCATCTTTGGGGTTCCATACATTAAAAAAACGGACGGTAGTCCTCCGTTTTCTATATCAAAACCAACTTCAACCTCGGCGGTAGTCCCAACCCATGTAACATCTGCATTTCTTTGAAGTGATCTTTCCGTTCCTCCTGTACATCTATGTGGAGCAATCGCAGTTTGTAAATTTCCAGTTACAAGTTCGTGCGTTGCTACAAGTGCATTTTCTACCGCTTGTTCCGAAGCACCTTCCACATCTTCCAGTTTTTGTATCAATTTTTCAAAGCCGTCAAATTCAATCCCTAATTTCGCCATTACGCCCCACCCTTTACACGCTGCACTTTGATTTTTAAAAATAAAAATCGCATCTCTATGTTTTCCGGCTCTCCTTTGATTTCAAAGACAACTCCGTCCGTCAAACGTCTGATGCGATCGTCACTTTTAATTTTATCTGTGTAGTATGTTTCTATCGTTGCAGTATCAATGATGCTGTACACACCGTTAACCGCGGTTTCTGTTCCTCCGTATGTGGCAAAACTGCCATTTATAACTTCACCATCGGTATATGCTTTTGTTACAACGCCATTTATTTTCTTCGTTTCCACATGAAGTATTTGAAGGGGTGTAATAAAAGGTTTACTCGGTTTGTACATCTTCATCATCCTTTAATGCAAGTTGTATCGCTCTGCTTTTAAAATATGGACTAAAGTCTGCCGCTCCTGTAGGTGTCCATAAATCCAAAACACCTCTTGCGATTAACCCAGCAGAAGAAGGAGAATTTACAACTTTGGGTTTACAACCTCCGTCCAGTAGATATTGTTTTACTTCATCTATGTAACTTTGTATCGTTTGGTCGTGATAATCATTGCCACCCAAACCTATATTTTTCTTCACTTCTTCCAATAAGTTAAATTCCGACATAGCCCTATCCCCTTTGCATTACGCTACTGTTTTTTTGAGTGTTACTAAAGAGTTAACGTCTACCACTTTACCGTCGCATGCAGTTACGGCTTTTGTTAGCAAATCCTCTGTATCCCAATCTTGTTTTTTCTGAATTCCGATATCATAGATAGAGTTCATAGCATAATCTTTAAAGTTAAAGATAAACGCAAAGATTGTATCTTCTTCTACTGTATCAGCATAATTTTTCATATAATCGCCGCAAGTGACAACTTCTCTACCTAGCAAGTATCTTTCGGGCTTTCCGTTAATACCGTGATTTACTCGTGCGACCGGTTGTCCGTTTGCATCTGTAATGCCTACAAATGCCATAAATGTTTTTTTGCTCATGCACCATTTAGCATTTGCTTCATACGCTTCCGGAATTGCAGCTTCCGCTGTACATAACAGTTTATAATCCAGTTTTCCAGCTTTTGCTACAATGATATCTTGTCCTTCCGGTGGAGTTTCAAGTAAAATACCTTTTGGTTGTCCGCTACCTGTACCACTAATAACAGCCTGTTCTTTTGCTTTTACCATAGCTTCAACAACATTTTCTACGAATTTTGCTTCAAAAGCACTTAATGCCATTGCGCCAACTTCCATTGACATAGCGATTTCACAGCGCAGTTTGTAGTGTGTAAATGTAATTTTTCCTGTAGTTTTCTTTTGTTTGTCGCTTGTTCCACCTTCTGCTACCCATGTAGCTTTTGGTTTTAATGCACTAGTTGGAATTTCCACACCGGCAGCGTAATTTGTTTTTGTGATTAAAGGAAGGATCATTCCGACAGATTCTTGTTTTTCAATAATTTGATTTACAAGAACAGTAGGGATAACGGTTTCTGCATCTGTTGTTTTGGTTGTTGCGTTCGCTCTCAAATTTTCAGGGATCGGAGCATTATTGCAAATATAGTTTTGGAATGCCATTCTATATTCTTCTGTGTTTGTGGGGTCATTATCTCTAGATTCTTTGCTTTCACCAAAACTTCCAACCATTCTCATAGCGCCATAAGTTTTTGTTGGGTCAAAACTTCTTTGCTGCGGTTCTTGTCCCTGATTGTCGGATTGACCTTGCTGGCTGTTACCTTCTTTTTCCTCTTCTTTTTTTAGTTGCTCTTCCGCTTCATTGATTTCATCTCTTAACGCGGTTAAGGTTTCACCGATAGAGCGCACCTCGTTAATATCTTCTGATTCTGCGCTTCTTTTCATTAAATTTTTTACTTCTTCTTTTTTTCTTGCAATTAATTTTTTCAAATAATCTTTCATATTAAACCTCCATACAAATTGAAACATTTTTAATTTTTTCTTTGGCTAACGCCAGTAAATCAGTGTCCACCGATTGTTCTCGCTTTTGCCTTTCAGTCTCCACCAATTGGCGCGCAGTCTCCACCGCGCTTTTCCCACGAGCATTTATTTCAGTGTCTATGTAAGCTGGCATTGTTACCGCGCTCACTTCAACTACTGTGCTGATTTTGTAGATATGTCTTAATGGCAAGTCTTTGTCCAAATCCTCCCATCTTTCTTCGTTGACACCGAAAAGGAAAGACATACCCGTAATATCTCCACGCTGTACTGCACTGTACAAACTGCGAGCTTCCAAGTTATTTTCAGTATCTAAATCCACTCTGATATTTAGCCCATTATCTCCAACGGTCAACTTCATAGTAGAATTTTCTGTATTTTTTCTACTGCGCGCCAACGGAATTCCGTCTAACTTGTGATTTACTAAAAACCTTACATCTGTCAGATCCGCTTTATCCAAAGCGCCTTTGTGAATAACTTCTCTGAAACAACCGGCTATAACGGTTTCTTTTTCATAAACAATAGGAACGCCGGTTATGATGTTTCCGTGTTTTTCGTCTTGTTCCGCGCGTACTTCAAAACTATACTTGCGTGTTTCCAGTTCCTTCATTATCTTTTCCTCCTTTCTGCTTTTGATTTTGCAGTTGATATTGATTTGCTATTTCTACATCAACGTAGTTAAGTGATTGTTTTCTTACTCCT